GGTAGGATCTCGACCTGCTTCATGACTTGCGGTGCTTGGCCATCCACATCCCGGCCTGAATCCAGATGTCGTAGTAGACCAGCGCGTTGACATCGTGGAGATGATCGAGCTGGGTGCCGAACCGTTCCTCCCACTGCTCCTTCGACTTGATCTCACCCATGCCGGTGTCGATCCCCAGGTCTCCGACGTGGTACTTCGCAATCAGCGGGATCTGGAAGAACGGGTTGACCTTCTGGCTGATGCCAGGACTGCCACCGTGGACAGCCTTCATCGACGCACCCTTGCAGTGGTGCAGCGTGACCGGGAATCCTCCGCTCACCACGCAACGCATTGCTCGCAGGTTCTGTTCGTGCTTCGAGACCGGGTACGCTTTGATCGGCGGAACCGAGTCCATCGCTTCAGTCCTCGCTGGTCCCGCGCCACTCCGAGTATGGTCGCCTGATTCGTTCATGGAACATCTCCGCTGCCTTCGCATTGTTGTCCAGCTCAGCCCTCGATTCAACGCCGCAGATCCACCTGATCCACCTGGCTGCGCGATCCTCGGTGGCCCACCACTCGGCTGGCCTGGATCTGGCATTATCTGGATCTCCGACCGGCATCTTCTCGCTGAGCCACTGGAGGAACAGTTGATTGCTGCACAGGAGCGCGGCGTACCTGGCCAGGGCACCTCCCTGCTTGCCCTCGATGCGCCTGCGCTTGGCCTGGTCGATCACTACGTCGTCGTCGTCCAGCTCGACCATGACGACACCGAACAGATCGCCAGGGTGATCTCCTTTCCTGCCTGCGCACCCGGCGAACGGGTGATGGTCGGACTCGTCGTCGAGCCAGAACTTCACCCACATCCCCTGGCCAAGTGGCTGACCACCTCCCGCCAACATCATCTCGCCCTTGAAGAACGGTCGGCCTTCGCCGTAGCGGACGAACGCTGCCTCGAACCGGGTGCCGACTCGGTTGCCCCGGCGTCTGACAAACTGGGTGAACGGGTTCACGATCAGCGGAGCCTCGGGGTTGTCCACGATCCTGAGCTTCACGGTCCTGCCTGAGTTCAGCTCCCACTTCGCATCGAGCAGCTCCATCATGCCCTGGTGGGCAACGATCGCCAGGGTGCGCTCTGTTGGGACGACCTCGTTCATGCTCAGTGCTTGTGGTCCATGACGTAGCGCAATCGCTCGTCGATGAGATGGATGTACTTCTCCCAGTCAGGCTTATCGTCCTGGGCGAGCAGCTCGAAGTCGTGGACCAGCCGCTTTTTCTCGGCCAGCATCCGGTCCAGCTTGTTCTTGCTGACACCGTTCTTTCCCATCACGATCGAGTACATCACCCGATTGGCTCCGGTGGCGTAGTCGCTCATGTCCTCCACGGGATCACGGAGCGGCACCCTGGCTGGTGCGTGGAGCAGGGCCACCTCCCGGAATTGACCCATGGTTGGCGGGTGGACCTTGAACTCCTTGACGCAGTGAGCAATGGCCTCCCGGATCTGGTCGTCGCTCAGTGAGTTGAACAGTTGGCACCAGATCTTCCCTGGCGCATCGCCGTAGCTGTTCGGCCATCGAGTCCCGTAGATCTCAGCAAGGCTGTGCCAGATCTTGCCGTTGCGTTCAGAGACGCTTGACTCCGGTCGCTTGCTCAATCCTCTCGGCTGGCCCCAGTCTCTCTCGTCGCCCATGCTGTCCTCCTATCCGATCCCACACGATGCCCAGGTATCCGTTGGCGATGCTGTAGTCGATCAGGTCACGCTGCTCCTGGTGGCTCAACTCCGCGAGCTTCCGCGTCTGCGTTTTGATCGACCGTGGTGTGTACGGTTTGCGCTTGCACTCTCTCCGATTGGCTACCCACTCGTCCCAGGCTTCGCGGTTCAGCGCGTCGGGGAGCGGAGGCGAAGCCTCTTTCTTTCCTGGTTGTGAATGTGACTGTGACTGTGAATGGTTGGTGTTTTGTTCGTCGTTTGTTAGATCAAGTGTTCCATCTCCTTGATCCGTTGATTGTTTTCGACGAGATCTCCCAGACATTATACCTGCCTGACGACGCGATTCGCTGATGTTCTCGGCCTTGGTCCGCTCTCGTTCGAGCCGTGGGTTGTGCAGCATCTTGGAATCTGTGCCGAAGCCATCGAACTTGTGAGCGATCTCCTCGAAGGCATCCTCGAATACGTCGTCATTGCATCCGGCGATCATGGCCAGCTTGGTGCCGTTGTTCGGGAGGTGCCCGTTTATCCACTGATAGCAGAGCAGGGTGATGTAGATTCCACGGGCCTGCACCGTCATCCCAACGGTGTCGGTCATCCAGTCAGCGGCGTAGAACGGGAAGAACGGGTACTGACTGGGCACTGCTTCCTGCATCCTTTTCCGGTGGAACACTTGTTCGGGGTTATGTAGCACAGATCGTGGACCAGCGCAAAGGATAACTTGTGCGAAGCCTGTGGATGGCATAGGATAAGCGGGTTCTAGGGCATTCGGAATGTAATCTACATGCACTTGCAATCTTGATGTACTGCCCTCAGAATGGGCATAGTTACAGGACATAGGAGGCACGAAGCCATGGCCGCTAAGGTATTACGGCTCCCCGAACCGATCGACAAAGCGCTCAATGCAGCGCAGCGTCCCTTCGTCAAGATCGCTGAAAGCCAGGGCAACATCGTCAAGTGGCCAGCCGAGAGCATGTTCGCTCTCCAGGCGCTCGCCAACAACTCCCTGCTCCAGAAGTGCGATCCGATCACCGTCCGCGATGCGATCGTCAACATCGCCGCGATCGGACTGTCACTCAATCCCCAACTTCAACACTGCGCTCTGATCCCGCGCTACAACGGCAGGGCCAAGGTCTACCAGTGCCACGCCGATCCGATGTACCAGGGACTGCTCAAGCTCGCCACGGATGGTGGAGCCGTGCTCTCAGTCTGGTGCAACATCGTCTACAAGGGTGAGGCCGAGGACCACCGCTTCTCGTACAGCGTCGGCACCAACCCGTACATCAAGCATGAACCTGACCCGTTCATCTCCCAGAAAATGGAGAACGCGATCGGTGCGTACTGCTGCGCCGAGATCCGTGGCAGCTCCCACATCCACGTCACCTTCATGGGCCGCGACGACATCTACAAAGCTCGCAACGCCAGCGACATGATCAAGAAGGCACTGAAGGAGGAGAAGCCCATCCGAGGACCGTGGGCCGACTGGGAGGATCAGATGTGGTGCAAGACCGTGCTCAAGCGAGGCTCCAAGATGTGGCCGAAGGGCAGCGGTCGATTGGAGACTGCGGTTCACCTGGCCAACGTCGCGGAAGGCTACATCGAACCCAAGCGTGACGACATCGTGATCCCGCAGAAGGTCCACACCGTCACCGACGACCAGGCCAAGGAGCTACGCCAGCTCTGCCGTGACGCCAAGATGCGCGTCGAGCGGGTGTACAAAGTCTACGACATCAAGACCATGGAGCAGCTTCCGAACACGGAGTTCGAGAGCTGCAAGAAGCGCTGCACAATGGCCAAGCTCACGGGTGTTCTGAAGAACGCCGACAGCGAGACCCTCGTGTTCGCGGATGACTATGGGCTCACGTTCGCGGAGCTGGAAGGCTTCGGCGCTGAGCACAAGACCAAAGCTAAACTGCTGACAAGGAGGCCAGCCGATGGCTAATCAAAACAACGACCGGAAGATGGTGGAGTTCACACGGGAATCCCTGGTGCGGTTCAAGAACCGCTACGAGCAGACCGTGACGCTGAACAACGACACGTTCGAGTTCGAGGACAACGTGTATGTGGTTGGGTACGCCAAGTACCTGATCGAATACCTGGAGAGCGGGTTCGCCGCCAGTGATGGGTCCTCGGTTCCAAACTATGGCTAGGAGCGACAATGAGAACAACAATAATAATCGCAGCTCTGCTGCTGAATGGGTGCGCCACTACGATGTACGCCGGAGTCGGCTACGACGTGGGTGGCTCTGAACTGAAGGGTGTGCTGGACACCGACACCGACACGATCGTGTTCCGCCAGGATGCCTGGTCGAACCCGGTCGGCATCGTCGGCCTGAGTTATCCGCTAGGCAAGTACTTCGAGCTGGACTACCGACACATCTCCAGCTTCGGCAGCAACGACCTCGTGAACAGCGATGCGGTTTCCGTCATCATGAAGATCGGCGGCAGTCGTGAAGGCTGGGGACAGGAGCCAAGATAATGGACCCGCAAGGCACATACGAGTGGTACAGAGATCGCTGGGGCATGATCACCATGTCCCAACAGGCCAAGATCCTGATCGAAGGCCACGTCCACCTCTGGAACAAACTGCTCAAGCACATCCGCTGGCAGCGTGAGCAGAGCGAGATCATCATCCGCCAGCAGTACGAGGAGGAGTCGAGCCTGGGTGACAACGTGGAGTCCCTGGCCTGGGGCAAGCGGCTGGAGATCGAGTCGGTTGAGCAGTACGAGCTGACCAGGAACGTCAGCGTCATCCGGCCAGGGTTCATGCGCCACCACGAGTTCCCGACTCTGGTCGGCAGCTCCATCGACTTCATCGAGACCGACGATGGTACACTCGATGGCGAGGGTCAGTTCGCCTGCGAGATCAAGTGTCCGCTCCTGCCAGAGAACCATCTGAAAGCGATCCGCTACGGGATGGCACCTGAGCATGTCCACCAGACGCAAGGCCACATGGAAGTGACCGGCCTGGTCGAAGGCAAGTTCGTCAGCTATGACCCACGGCATCCGGTCGAGGAGCAGCGCGTCTACGTGCAGAACCTCGTCCGAGATCCCGAGTGGGCGAAACAATTCCGCACGATGATCGAGGAGTTCGCTCATCACTTGAAGCACGGCACTCAGTTCGAGCACAAGATGGGGAAGGCAACCGATGGTATCCCAAGCATGTTCTAGGATGAAACCGACGACACCGCAGCAAGAGAATGTCTATGCCAAGTACCGAAACGACTGCACCGAGAAGAACGCGATCCGCATCGCGCTCTGGCACGAGCGCCGCTTCGCACTGGACTTCATGACCGACTACTTTCGCAATCTAGGAGAGCGCAATGGCCGAACCTAAAATCCTCACCCCAGCAGTGCTGACCACTCACGCACTGCCGTTCACGACGAACGCCAACAACCTGATGGAGCAGGCCGAGCGAGCCGAGATTGTCGCCACGGAGGACTTCGATCGTGCCGTGGATCACATCAAGATCTGTCAGGCCCAGCAGAACTCTGCGGAGGAGGCTCGCAAGAACCTCACCGCACCGCTGAACAACCACGTTAAGTGGATCAACCAACAGTTCAAACCGATCACCGATCGATTACTAGCCGCCAAAAATCTGATGAAGGACAAGGCTGCGAAGTGGAAGGTGGCCGAGGACAAGCGCATCGCTGAGGAGGAGGAGCGAGCCAGGAAGGAAGCCGAGGACCAGGCGCTCAAGGACGCTCAGGAAGCCGCTGACGCAGGCGACGATGAGAAGGCTGAGGCCATCATGACCTCCGCAGCGGACACCCCAGAAGGCAAGACCACGGCACCCACGGGACGTGGCACGTTCACCGGGGCATCCGGTGGCATCCGTAAGACCTGGAGCGGTGAGGTCGCAGACGTGAAGATGGTATGCGCCGCCATCTGTGACGGTGTGCTGCCCGAGGAGATCATCAAGCAGTTCAGCCAACTGGAGCTGAACAAGTATGCCAAGGCGATCAAGGTCGAAGGCGTCACCAATGGCATCAAGATCACCGAGAAGAAGGACATGGCAGTACGATGAAAACAATCTACAAGTACTCACTGCCGGTGGGCGATGACTGTCAGGTGTCGATGCCTGAGTTCGCCAAGATCCTCAGCGTCGGCTACCAGGGAGATCCGAGTGTGCTGTGCATCTGGGCCGAGATCGAGACCGGGAACGCGAAAGTCATCCGCCACTTCCAGGTGCGCGGCACCGGACACCCGCTGGGCGATCGGATCGAGACCGAGGGCAGGCACATCGGCACCGTGAACTGTATGGGCCAGGGGCTGGTGTGGCACGTCTACGAGGTCAAGCCGTGATCAGCAACGTCTACAAGATCCACGACGGTGAGACGGTCCTGGTGATCGGGCTCACCCACGAGGAGGTGGGCAACCTGATCGAGAAGAACAACGTGCTCCGGCTGTCACCAGCCGAGGGCCAGGAACGAATCGAGGGACAACCGGACCTGATCATCTACAGCGCCATCGACGAGGACGCGCTGACCAATGAGATGGTCAAGATGTTCGGTGTCCCAGGCGACGACGTGTCGATGACAGACAGAGGAGATAACGGACAATGAACAAGGTAGTTCTCATGGGCAATCTGGGCAGCGATCCCGACACCCGCTACATGCCATCCGGCCAAGCGGCCACCAACATCAGCGTGGCCACCAACCGGACCTGGAAGGACAAGGACACGGGCGAGAAGAAGGAGGAGGTCTCCTGGCACCGCTGCGTGGCGTTCGGCAAGACCGCCGAGACCATACAGGAGTACTTCAAAAAGGGCCGCAAGATCCTGATCGAAGGCAGGCTCAAGTATGGCAGCTACGAGAAGGATGGCATCACCCGCTACACCACTGACATCGTGATCGAGCGGTTCGAGTTCGTCGAGTCGAAGGGCCAAGGTGGTGAGTCGCGTCCGCACCCATCAGCGGAGGCTCCGCATCCAGGAGATGAAGGTCTGCCAAAGGACACGGGCGAGCCAGCAGGTGAGCCTGACTTCGACGACGACATCCCGTTCATGATCCCGCACCCAGCATGAGCGGCGTCAGCCCGACCAGCATCAAAGCCTTCCGCGAGATCCTCGCTTCGGGTGCCTACGACACCCACGAGGACAAGTTCCTCGGTTGCATCGTTGAGATGGGACCGCACACCAGGCGCGAGGTGGCGATCATCACCCGCATCGAATACAACTCAGTGTGCCAGCCAGCTAACAAACTGGTGAAGGCCAAGGTGCTGATGGAGTGGCGCACGAAGAAGAACCCCAAGACCGGCAAGACAGCATTCATCCTGGAGCTGTACGACGAGAGGATCATGGCCGCTGTCCACCGGCAAGGATCGAGGCAACCGAAGCTGCTGTGACAGTGTTCCACGGGGAACACTACTTAACGTAATACAGTAGATACCAGCTTGATGTCCTTGCAATCTTGTGTGATTCATGGTCTGATTATCATGTGTAAAAACAGATGAGGGTACAGGCATGAAAGCCTTAATTTGCGTAGTGAGTCTCTGGGCTGCGATAGCCTGGGGCACAGACTTCGACTTCTCCACAGTCGTCCCGCATGTCCCCGAGGGCCGCTTCGACATGACCAAGGTCGAGCCCCATGTGATTCCTGAGCATGAGGCCAGCGGCTTCGGTGGTTACGGGTTCGGCTCCAGCCGGGACTTCGTTCGCTTCGAGCGAGGTCTGGATGGCCATGTGAAGGACGACGAGTACGCCGAGTGGATCTGGTATTCGGGCACGTTCCTGGGCTGCGGCCTTAACTCCGGCTACCAGTTCAGCGGACGCGACAAGCTGATCGGTGGGATCTGGGTGCTCAACAACAGCGACGAGTGCTTCAAGAGAATCCACGAAAACCTGGCCGATTACTACGGCGACGACCACATGACCACCGAGATTCAAGGCTCGAAGATCGTGGTCGAGCGGTGGATTCCGCACACCCGGATCGTCCACAGGAAGTCGCCTGAAGGTCACGCAGTCACCTTCTCCGACACGTTCGATAGCACACATGACGGTGGCCCTGATGGAGATTAAAATCGAAACCAAACAGCCTCCGAAGGAGCGTCCGCGCTTCAAGGAGAAGCTCGATCTGCTGGAGGTCGGTGTCAACAACACCTTCCGGGTGAACTACGAACACTGGTCAGCGCTACGCAACGCCGCAGGCAACGCCAACCGCAAGACCAACAAGCAGTTCACCGTCCACAAGGTCAAGGAGCGCGGCTCGAATCGGAAGATGGCCGAGTTCGCCAGAGTCTGGAGGATTAAATAGATCACTGCTGAGGTGCCGCATGGAGACGGATGGCTGGGGCGCAAGCTGCCAGCCATGGGATCAGGCAAAGTCAGAACCGAATGAACCTGCTCCCACTATCACGTTCGAGTCGTGATCCTCAGCCTCCCTTA